GCAGTTAATCAGTGTTCTGATTTATCTGTGGTTGGTGAGAATGGAGTTGTTAAGATGGTTGTTCGTGATAAGAAGAATGACACATCAACTAAAACTGGTATGATTGTGGGGGAAACAGATAAAGAGTTTTCATTCAACTTTAAGGTAGAGAATATTAAAATATTTCCTGGTACTTATGAGGTTGTTATATCTAAAAAATTACTTGCTAGATTTGTAAATAAAGCAAATAATCTAACTTATTTTATTGCACTCGAACCTGATTCAACATTCGTAGAATGATCTTTGATAAAATTAGTCTTGTCACAGGTGGATTTGATCCAATACATAGCGGTCACTTAAGATATTTTGAAAGAGCAAAAGATTTTTCTGACTATCTAATCGTGGGATTAAATGGAGACCCTTGGTTAAAAAGAAAGAAAGGTCAATACTTTCAATGTTGGACAGAGAGAGCAGATATTATCCGTCATCTAGATATGGTAGATGCTGTGATTTCATGGGATGATTCTGATGATACTGCCAGAGGTGCGATTAAAAAGTGTTTAGAAATATCTAAAAAAGTTGTATTCTGTAATGGTGGTGATAGAGGACACAGTAATACTCCAGAAACTATGGGGTTTGCTAATAATGAAAATGTTATATTTGAATATGGTGTAGGTGGAACTGATAAGATAAACAGTAGTTCTTGGATACTACATAATTATTTTGATCGTCAACGCAAATTATTGGGAATCTAATGCAAAAAGAAATCTTTTTTACTCCAGAAGAAATGCAAATCATTCGTGTTTGTTTGCACAATGCACCAATTCCTTATGATCAAGGAGAAGGTGCGAAAGAACTTAAAGTATTACAAGAAAAAGTAGGCCCACCAATACCAAGAAAGGGTGAGGGAGAAATTCTAGTAGAATGTGATTTGGAGAAGTATCAATGAACAATGTTGGATTAGAAGTTGTCTTCTGGACAATACTAGCACTTT